GTGCGACGATTCCGAGGTGCGTGTCTTGGCTCACCGGCAAGCACGGTATCTCTCAATTGTCGTTAGGGCCTACCTTGATCGCCGGAGCCGTCCGTCCTAGTGGTGATCTGGCGCTTCACCAACCTTCCACGGGTTCACAGTGGGTGGAGAGATCGGCTTGATGCCTCCACTCAATCAAAGCCGTTGCCGGGTTGGGTTCCATGCCCATGTCACCGTTTACCATGAATTCACGCGCTTTACAACGATTTGCCCTGCCTGTTGGTTTGGTCGCCACAGGTTTGGTCGTATATGAGGCCTGGCGCGTTTATTCACGTTTATCACTGGAAGCCGAGGCAAAAATCCTCACCACGGCTTATGACGAGGAGGTTCAGCCAGCCTTGGCTGAAGTTGTTGAGGAGGAATTCCGGGTCGGTGAGGTAACTGCCGGCCCGGACGGGGATGAGCCGCGTGTACGTTTTCGGCCTCGCCGAGCGCGTCGCATTGCTGTCTCCCTGGCGGGTGCTGCTTACAACGAGTTTGGGGCGAGGGACCGCGATGCGGCCAACCTCCTCATAACTCGCAAGTACATGCGCGACCTTCTCCGTGAATTCAAGACACTCAGGCACAGTGATGCCAACGCCATTATTGACGTAGCCTTGTATCTGAGTTTCCTGCCCTCCCAGGCGTTGCGACAGATGAATGCCCTTGACCAGACTCAGGTCTTTGAGGAGAGAGCTGCACCTGTCGCCAGCTGGCGAGCATGGTACTTCCCTTTCGGGCCCACGGGCCGCGTTAGGGCCATCGCTCAATAGGGGGGCCCCGTTGCTGTACGTGGGGTGGGTTGCCGACCTAGTCGGGCTCCCGACCACCCCGATTTGCACGTACGTAGGCAATGGGGAGTTCCGAAAGCTCGTAGGATGGTCAGGGTGTCGGGGATCTCTCCCCCGATGACCATCGCCGGCTTTAACAACGACATCAATACCCTGGAGAGGGCGGTGAAGGAAAGAGTCTTTTATGTTAAGGAGGAAGGGCTCTTTGTTCCACCACCCAGACCGCGTGAAGGGCATTTTGAGGCGACGCTCGCTCCGTCGATCGACATGCTTGATTCGCTCTTACCTCGGATCGCCCCGTTGAGCCGTGCTGATTTTGTCAGCACATTCCGGGGCCCTAAGAGGCGGGCGTATGAAGCTGCTTTTCAGGACCTTTTGAGGAAGGGGTTTACTGAGAAGGATGCCTGGATCAAGGTTTTCGTCAAGTACGAGAAGACGGACTTCACTCGTAAGACGGACCCCGTGCCCCGCGTTATTAGTCCTCGTAGCGCTAGGTACAACATCGAGGTGGGCCGTTACTTGCGCCCCCTTGAAGAGAGAATCTTTTCTTCTATAGCCAAGCTTTTTGGCTCCCCCACTGTTTTCAAGGGGATGAACTCCTTGACCAGTGGTCGCACCATGCACCGCAAGTGGTCCAGGTTCAAGCACCCTGTTGCTGTTGGGGCAGATGCTAGTCGGTTTGATCAGCACTGTTCCGCTGCAGCGTTGGGTGTTGAACACGGGGTCTATCTCAGGTGCTTCCCTCGACGTCGGCATAGGCGGGCTTTGGCACGGCTGTTGAGGATGCAGCTTAGGAATGTCTGTGTTGGGTACACCCCTGATGGTCGTCTTCGGTATGTTATCGAGGGCTGCCGTATGAGTGGTGATATGAACACATCCCTAGGCAATTGCGTCCTCATGTGCCTTATGTTCCACGCCTACGCCGTGGAGCGCGGGGTTGAGATTGAGCTTGTTAATAATGGTGACGATTGTGTTGTCATTATGGAGCAGGCAAACTCCCACGCTTCATGGAGGGTCTTGAGGGTTGGTTCCGTGCGATGGGGTACAC